CTTCCTGCCGTTAATCCACTAATAACAATGGACGCAATATCTCGCTCCTCGGAGGAGACTAGATAACGAGGCCAGACAGGGCTTTCATCAAAAGCCTCCTGGAACCTGCGGTTGATAAAATGCCGAAGCTGTGTTTGTTCGTCAGCCGCTAATTCTACGGCTCCGATCATATTGCTAACTAGGTTGAATAAATCGCCGTAGGTTCTGTTCTGCATTATGCTTTGTTCGGGCTGAGTTCAGGGAACTTCTTGTTGTAGTACTTTAAAAATTCTTTAGAATGAACGGTCTCGTGACCGTACTTCTGTGTGAGTCGAAAGAACTCACGTGCCGGGATTGTTGCAACAGGTTTTCCTAACGTTGGGTGAGTCGTGCCTCTAAGCCCAGAGGATTGTTTAGCTGCTTGTTTGACTCGTTCCTTTTCTGTTTCTTTTTCTCGCTTGAATCCCGTAACGATCTCCTTCATAAAGGCACGATCAATTTCGCCATCGGAGTACCGAGGTAGATTCGTGATTATATCCATAAAATAAAGGAAGGGAGTGGCCGCTACGCAGCCACCCCCAACCAGAATCAATTAGAGACGAGCCATCTCGAAGAAAACAGTAATGCTTCCTTGAGTCAGTTCATTCAATGAGTAAGCGGAACCACTACCAGCGGCAGGAGTAAAGAGCAACTTGAACTCTTTTCCATCGGCTGTGTATAGTTTACCATTTACTGTGTTTGCATCTCCACCAGCAGTGAAGTACGAGCCATCATTGAAGGCGTATGTAACTTCAGTTGCATCAACGTGAATCTGAGCAGCACCGATGTAACCAGCGGCGGTGTCATCATCACCAACAGTGATAGTTAAGCTACCACCAGCACCGCTATCGTCAAAGGCTTCATTCAGTTTGAAGGCAACCTTTTGTACGATTGCACCCTGGGGGATGTCGTAGTCAATGGAGTGAGTTGCATCATCGGCTTTTGTTCCGATAACAGCGGATGCAAAATCACCTGATGTAATGGTGATAGAGTCCGTGAAGGTTTGTGAACCTGCTTCGTTTATTGTTAAGCGTGGCATAATATTATATCTCCTTTGTTAATGATTAGCTGAAGATTTTGCCGTGCGCACCGGGGTGGTAAACACCGAGAGTCAATGCACAGTCAACGAAACCACGCTCACCGCCACCAAGATTTGGAAGGCGTGTAGAACCCATAGGGATCAACTCGTGGACACCGTAGTACTCAGGATTAACAACATATCCAGTATAGTTGGACTGCGTAGAAGGCATACAATCTGGATTAGCGTTTACAATCGAAACTACACCGTGGTCTGATTGATACAGATCAACAGCAAGTTTGATTTCACCTGAACCACCATCATAATTGACAGTGCGAACACCAGGGTTTGTACCGTTATTGGTATCAAAACCAGTACGAGCGAAATCAGAAATATCCCGGCGAAGTGCAGTATCAGCAACAAGCATAAGATTGTTGGTGTTTCCTGTAACCGTGAAGATAGATGTGATTAGCGTATTAAATGCGCTTTCGGTGAAGTTAGTACCAGCGTCCTGAACACTAGCCGTAGGTGTACGGAATGTAGCAGGAACATCAGTAGGAACACCAGCACCACCAGTATTGGCAGTTGTTTCCAACCATTGGCCTAAGCCACGCATAGCATTAACTGATCCAGCACCATCCTCAGTCGAGGGGGAGTTGTTGGAGCAGAGTGTAGCTTCGATGTCACGCTTGAGTTCACGGATTGCTTTAGCTTCAGCTTGAGCGATCTTAGCAGGACCAACGGAGTCAACAGCTTCCTGTAGATCGGAAACCATATAATCACGGCGGAACTTTTGGATGCGGTTGCCAAGGCGAGCACGACCAGAGAACTGATCGGTGAACGCAGTTACGTCAGCACCTTCAGCAACACCTGTAGTAACAGGAGCGGAAAGAGCGTCAACGGTCCACTCTACGTTAGTAGCGGAAGCACGTTGTCTATCAGCAGAAGAAAGGACTGGAGTTTCCTCAGGGGCAAGAATTGTCAGAACATCTGTCAAGTCTTCCCGATTGGATACACCTGGACCTGTATTGGTTGTATCGAATGTATTTGAAAAGGACATTTTAAATAAGTGTAATTAGTTATCTGTTAAGCATTTTGAGTTTGCGAAGCTCTGCGAAATCACGAGCGTTACCCGTCTGTTTAAACCTAGCCTCAAGATTCTTGATGGCTTTGGCTGTTCTTGACGCAGCTTTTTCGGACTTGGCTGATCCGGGAGTACCGGTTCTAGGGGGATCTAATGTAACGGATGACTTGCTTTCTGCCACGGGCTTGCGTCCGTAGATGCTGTTTGTGGCGTGAGCAAACCAGTAGTCCAACTGAGCCGCTACTTCGGGGGCTTCGCGCTTAACGATCTGTTTAAGTTCTTTAAAACGCTTGTCTCCGACAGTAGCCTCGAATTGTTTACGAAGGTCATTATCTTCCCCTTCCAACCATTTAAGTTCTTTTTTAGCTCTCTCTCCGAACGCTTCGGTGAGTTGCTCGCCCTCGATTTGGGCTTGTACTTTTGATAGCTGGTCAGGAAGAAAAGTTTTCTGCGCTTTACGGGCTTTTAACAAAGCCTGGCGTACTTCCTTCTTCGTCCAATCCTTACCTTCAAGTTCGGCTACTACATCATCCGGGGAATACGCATCACTCTCAAAGAGAAGATCCTCTGCCCATTCGACAATGCCCTCGATCTCGGAAGCCTTTTCCTGTAACTTATCGACAGTATCTAAGTTACTGAAAGGGTTATTCTCGACTCTCTTGGCATTATCAAGGGGATTATCTTTATCCTTGAGTTTAGCTTCAAGCTGTGTAAGCCTTTCTTCAGCAGCCTTTCTTTTGGCTGTCAGTTCGCCGAAGCGAGCAACAGCACGACTACCTAGCTTATCAGCCAGTTCCCGTAGATCCTCCTCGGACATATCGTCCAAGTCCAACTGTGAAAGAACATCCTCGGACTCAGTACTTTCGGCTTCCTCGGTCGTCTCTTCGCTTTGGACTTCCTCGGTCTCCTCCAGTTCTGGCTCTTCGGTTTCCTCTGTGGATTCCTCCTCTGTCTCCGTTTGCTCCGGAGCCTTTGGTGTCATCTCACCGATTCGCCGCATAGCAAAATCCGTGACGGATATATTAGTTTTGTCCACTGAACTTGGTTCTGCCTCAGCGATAGCAGGTGCGATTTCGTCTGTCATAATTTTCCACTCATTAACGCCGAGCGATGGCGATGGGCGGATTATAACACAAGGGTTATATAAACTCCTTGAACCTGTCTCTTAGTTCCTCCCAGCGGGCGAACTGTAGTACTTGGTCATAGGTAATAATACGACCGGACACCTGCTGAATAAGCTCCGTTGGGGCTTCGTGAAGTTCCTCAATCGTCTCCTCTCGGAGTTGGTGAATCATTGCAATGAACCGGGCAAATGCCTCGTGGTTATGCAACATCTTTACATCATCTTGGATACTCATAAATTACTTAGCAGCCTGTCTCATCAATGCTACTGTACGTGGACCACGGCTCTTGACTTGCTTGTACCAGTTTGAATCAACCATTTCATCAGCAGCACGGCTGTAGTCATTCTGCCCAAGTGCTGCCTTCATCTTCTCGAACTTGTTGAGTTTCGTTAATCCTAAGTTGAAAGCCATATCCACAATGGACTTCTTGACTGGCTCAGGTCGTCTTGCGAAACCTGGGTCAAACTTTTGAGCATCACTAAAGGCTTGTGTTAAGCTGTGATTGTAGAGACGAATAATATCGTTACGCTTTAACTTCTTGCCACCAAGCACTTCCTGAAGATTCAGTCCAATGTCAGCTAGAACCTTTTGGTTGTTTTTGTCCTCTAAGTTGAACCCAATACCGATGGTTCGGTTCCCTTTTGTATCCGTGTATACTTGATCTTTGAGTCCTTCATTTTCGATGAACATCTTTCTGTACTCAGTAGCCCGCATATCTTCGGCGCGGCGTTTGGCTTGTTGCGAAGGCGTAAGATTGTCAGCCATTATTATTGATGCTATTAATATAAGTATCGTTTTTATAAATTCTGCGTATCAATATCACCCATCTGTGCGGGTGCTGTACCGACTCGCCCGATCTGAGCGTTCTGTGCTTGCTGAACCTGGAAGGTGTACTGACCAGCGTACTTCTGGAGACGCTCCGCAAATGCGGGATCAGTCTGTAAACGCTGTGCAATGTCGGGCTGCTGGGAGTACTGCTGGATTACTTGGATCGCAATCGAAGCTCCAGCGGGACGAGCAGGTTGTTCGATACCCGAATAAATCTTAGAGAGATCGTCAGTAACACCTTGAACCACTTCTTGTTGTGCAGTTTCGACTGGCTGGAGTACTGCGTCAGCCATAACTGGGTCAATCTCAGCCGCCGCAATGTCGAGCAGACTATCCACGTTAAGACGGTTATTCGCATTGAGTTGATTGAGTTGTACAAACTGAGCCAGTTTGCTTTTGACAGTTTCTGGGTCAGTGTTCTGAACATCGAAGTTAATAAGAATATCAAAGTTTTCATCAGGATTTCCCTTGGTAAAAGTTAGTGGGTCAGGTGTCCCGGTTACCCGGAAAAAGACTTCGTCAGGTCCAAAACGCTGGAAGCATTTGAAAGCCATACGCAGGACTTCTGCGGTGTGGCTCAGGAACTTGTCCACCAGGAACTGTTGACGAATTTGACTAATGTTTGAGTTCTCGTCGAGACCTACTAATCGGTCAGCCTGAGTCTGCTGGGTCTGCTCCATTTCGAGGGAGCCTTGATTGTATGCAGGGGTCGGAGCGAAGTCCAAGTCACCCTTTCGGCGATACGGGATCATTCTGCCCGGTCCCCAGTCATTCGGGGCCTGCCCAACGGGGTGCAGAATCGGAGGTAGTGTAGCTAGGCTGTTTCGATCAATCCTTGAGTCCCGCTCGACTTTAACTTGATTCTGTATCCCCCGAAGGACAGACGGAATAGTGTTCGTGTCATAGAGACGCTTGCTGTCCTCGGACAACTTGGTAACAACGACAGGATAATCTTCGTAACCGTTCAGAAGCTCGAACTTTGCATAGCCCTGAGCCATCTCATTGCCGTCAAAGTCCCGATGAAATACAGTGCAGTAAATCCCTTCTGAGCCGTCCTCTTGGTCAATTAAACGCTGATACCCGTAGGTGATCTCAATGAGTTCTTCAGCCTCGTATGCGTTATCGGTTAAACTGATAGAACGGCGACCCTCTTGTTCCCGCTCGATGCTATCAATGCTTACACCCCGATAATGCTCGATGACATAATCCACGAACCCTTCGTCCCAGCC